CACTTTTACACCAATTAAAAGTCCAGAAGTTAGCCGTTTTATCAGAGGTACTTTTATGGAACCCGAATCTGTTGAACCTACAACAGGTAGATCGTACACAGCAGGTGGAGAAATCTTCAGAGCTTTCACTGGTTTAAATACTCAAATAATAGACAGAGAAAAAGTCATGGGTTTTAAGGCACAAGAATTTAAGTCAGAAAGATCTGGTGCTTCAACTCTTTTTAATGATGTTTTGTTTTTAGAAGAACCTTCAAAAGATACTTTCATAGAAGGTTATGTTAGAGCAGATAATGCTAGATTGAAAGCTTTTAGAAAACTCAAACTTGTTGTAGATGATTTACAAAAACTAGGACTAGAAGAGTATGAAATACGAAAAATAATGAAGGATAAAGGTGTAGGTAGAGAAGAGGTGAACTCTGTTTTAAATGACACTTACAGATCTTTTAGACCTTCAGATGAGAAAAGAAAAGAAGCAGTCAGAAAAGGTTTAGATTATCCTTTTACAGAAATTCAAGAGTTGATAGACTTAAGAGATTTTATGCCGATAACTCCACAAGAGGATGTCGAACCAGTTGTTAAAGAAAAGAAAGATCCTTTAGACCTGTCAAGTTTAAGTATACAAGAACCCACTAATAATGCTAATGTGATTGCCAAACCAGAACCGTTAGATATTACTTCGTTAGATCAAGTTATATTTCCTTCTGTTGGCACAAGAAATGTGGCGAGCTTTTTAGGTAGTAACCCAGCTGACATAGCGAAGAATATGGATATAGCTAGGAGAACAGGATGAAACTATCAAACAATTTTAATTTAGTAGAGTTCACAAAATCACAAACAGCAGAAAGAAAAGGCATAGCAAACAATCCAAATCAATTACAGATTTTTGCTATGGAAGCATTGTGTCATAATATATTGGAAAGAGTTAGATCAGCTTTTGGTAAACCGGTCATGATTAACTCTGGATATCGCAGTCCAGAACTATGTGAAGCCATTGGATCAAAACCTACCTCACAACACTGTGATGGCGAAGCAGCCGATATAGAAATATATGGTGTTAGTAATTATGATCTTGCAAAGTACATTGAGAACAACTTAAATTTTGACCAACTAATATTAGAATGTTGGGATGGAGTTCAACCTAATTCAGGTTGGGTTCATGTGTCATATGTGAATGATGAGGCAAACAGAAAAGACGTTTTAACATATACAAAAGCAAACGGATACACGAAGGGGATAGTATGATAAAAGACGGCCCGTTTAAAAGTGCGATAGAAAAAGAAGATAATGATAAAATAATCATGCAACAATTTATTGTTCTGAAAATAAAAGACGGACAAATTGTAAAAGAAACTCACATGAGAAACCATAGTTTTTACGGAGACTATCATGATAGTTATATGTCAGAACGTCTGTTAGATATTAGTGACTTGACTAATGAGACAATGCATTAATGCCCACATCGATCGTAAACTTGCCCTCAATAGATGTGTGGGTTAGAAAAGAATATTTACGAGATCATGAGGATGGTCATGGAGAATTTGTTAAAGGTATTTGGGTTAGTGCTAAATCTATTCCGGGTAGAGCTTTTTACTTTGAAACTTACCTTCCTGATTATGGTGCTTTGTATGACAAGTTACCTATTGCTGCATTCGTTTCTGACCCAGTTACACCGACTCCAGATTTGGATCTTTACAACCTTCAGTTTTGGAACTGCATGGATTATGGTGTGGTGGCTATTACTAAACAATTCATAGCTTCAATGGATTTTGAAGTATTAACCAGAGATCACGGAACACTGACGGGTCAGTACATAGCGACAATAGACAACTATCATGCAGACCCAGACCATGTTGATTATTCAACCAGTGAAAAACCTGCCGAACACAAGTCACATAATATAATAGAATTAAAAAACGGACAGTTTTGTTTATACCCAAATAACAGAATGAGAGTTTACGATAACTCATTAACTCCAGACAAACCATTGCAACCAGACTTTAAAGTGAGTACAATGGAGTACCAGGTTGAAAACGGACAAAAGTTCAGACTTGGTGATACAGATGAATACTTTTGGAAGACAAAAGATGAATGATAGAATTTGCTTTAGTTTACATGATAGGCACAGTTGTTGTTAATCAAAGTCAAACATTTGAAAATGTAAATGACTGCTTGTATTTTGCAAGAAAACTAAATAGACAACCAGAGATCCCATACCCAGATGACAAGAATAGAAAGATCACAGCGTATTGTAAGCCCGTGCCGAAACGTGTGCAAAATAGAAAATAGTGTTTGCATTGGTTGTTTTCGAACATTGAGTGAAATTTCTGTCTGGTCACACCTATCTGACGATAAACGTACCAAAATCATGAAGTCATTGAAAAAAAGAGGCTCTCAGATGGCTCAGAATCGCTGAAACAAATGTCTCTGGTATGATTCCTACCTAGAACAGTCTTCTTTTTTGTGTGTTTAAATTTAATAGGCTAACGTCGATTCATGCCTTTTGGGCAAGAATGTTTTTCATTTTTGCTCTCTTATCTTTTTGATAGAAACAATTTATATATAAAAATGCAGAGTTAAGCTTTTATATTAAGAAAGGATATATAATGTTAAAGGAATGGTTCTATAAATTTAAAATAGCGAGAACAGTTAGTGCACTAAATAGTTTGGATGATGCAACATTGAAGGACATAGGTTTAGATAGATCTAATATTACTTCTCATGCTTATGAAATTTTCAAAAATGAGAAGCCAGAAGAAGATAAGATGGCTGAATTAGACATGTTCGTAAAGTCTGGTATTTAGTCAACTTCGCCCCAGTTATCACAAAGAGCCATATCTACCTCAAAAGGTACTTTTAGTTCTGGAATACAAGTAGTCATTATCTCAACAATTCTGTCTGCTTGTTTCTGATTCTCTATGTTGAAGCAAAGTTCATCATGCACAGTTAAAGTTGGACACAATCCTTCTTTATAACATTCAACCATAGCTTTCTTGGTTTGATCTGCACTTGAACCTTGTATTAATCTGTTCAAGGCTTTGTAAGTAAAGGCTCTTCTAATTCTGCCTTTACTTCCATATTCTTTTATGGCTTCTTCCATTGGTAATGCTTTGTTGTACCCATAAGATACAGGCTCATACATATCGAACCTACATTTACGGCCCAACCATGTTCGTATTACACCGGTACTCGCAGCACGATCCATGGCTTTTTCGGATAAAGATTTTAGGAAAGGAACTTTTTGATTATAGGTATTTAATAATCTTTCTGCTTCTTCCATTTCTATATCCATCACGTTAGCTAACTTGCCCTTGCCCATGCCGTACATAATGCCAAGGTTAACTGTTTTAGCTTGTTTTCTGGGAATGTTAGCCATGTCTGCTACCATCTGATGAAAGTCAGCGTTGCCTTCATGGTACATTTTAACGACTTCATCTATTTGTGGATGTCTATCAACACCTGTCAAGGTAGCACAGTAATGCACTAGCCATCTTGGTTCTTGTGATGCATAATCAAAAGACCCCCATTTGTGGCCCTCCTCCGGGATAAACAAGCCACGAATTAATTTTTTGATCTCAGGATCTCGTGCAGGAATCTGTTGCAAATTGGGGTTACTTGAACTAAATCTACCTGTTACAGTTCCACCACCATCAGACCTTAAGGAGTGAAAATCACAATGTATTCTGCCGTTATGAGAATGTTCAAGAATTGTATCAACAAAAGTCGTATTGGCTTTGTTTATCTCTCTAATTTTTATAATTTTCTGTGCGATTGGATGAGAATTGTTTGCAAGAAACTGTTTTGTAAACATGGGAGCCCCGGACTTCTCTGTGCGAGAATAAGAAAGTCCCACAGCGTCAAAGACTTTTGCTACAGATGTGGCGACCCAAGGTTCAACCGTGACACCAGTGTCTTTGACTATCTCCTCTATAAGAATCTTTTCTAATTTAGATAGTTGTTTTTTAGTTTCTTGTGCTTTGTCCACATCAACACGAACACCTTTTGTTTTCATTTCAAAAAGAACAGGAAGTAGATCTGTTTCCAATTGAAAAATACTTGTGCATTCTTGTTGTGTTATTTTTTTATTTAATGTTTCCCAAAGCTTCAATGTTATCAAAGCATCTTGTTCAGCGTATTTACCAACATACCTAGGTGGCAGTTGCCACATTCCAGACTTAGGATCCACACCAAATTCATCTGCCGCAGACTTCAATAATTTTTCGTCTTTGTATTCTCCTAAATAATCACGAGCAAGAGAGTTAAGGTTATACCATTTTCTGTTCTCATCTAGTAAAGGTGCTGCAATCATAGTATCTATGATCTTACCTTTTACTTCTATTCCTTCTGCTCTAAGCCAACCTAAATCATATAAAGCATTGTGAAATACTTTAGTGATGTTTGTGTCTTGACAAAGTTTTTTTAGCCAGCCATACACAGCATTCTTTGGCATGTTACCAACCTTATGACCTGTTGGAAAATACCAAGCACTATCTCCAGCTCCAACGGCAATGCCTATTATGTGTCCATCTTTTCTCGTCCACCCAGGCCCAAGAGTTAGAAGGTTTGTGTCCTTGGTTTCTAAGTCAATAGATATTGTTTTGTATTGAGATAAATCTGGAAGTGTTTGGGGTGGCTCCCAATCTGAATCTACATTACCCCAAGACACATCTTTTATATCTTGATCTAATAAATGATATTGATCATGATTTGTCATTTATAATTTCTCCACCTAGTGCTGCATATCCGATAACGTCTGTCCATGAATCGTCTTTTGAAATGTCTTCAGCAAGTCTCGCTACCTTGACACCAATCATGCAAGCAACAACTTCTTCTGGAGTGATCGCACCATTTAATTTTTTATCTAGTAGTATAGTCCATATGTCGGCTATACGTTGATGATTCTTTTTAGCAGGCCCATACTCTTTGGCTCTCTGTCCATTAATTAGTTTCTCTGCTTCTCTTAAGAAAAATTCTCTATCTTTTTTCATATATTAAACCTATGTAATGCATTTGATTCTATTATGTGTAATGATTTTTTAGCACGAGTTGCCCCCACATAGAAAGTTCTTATCTCAGAATCTTGATCTAAACTTTCTACACAAGCCTTAGTTGAGTCAAGAAGTAGAGCTACGTTATCCGCCTCTCCACCTTTGGCTTTGTGAATCGTCGATATCCGAATCCTCGGATTCCCCGTTAGAATCCTCTCCCCTCGTCTCCTCACTGACATTATATACGCTGTCTCTTGCTCCGAAACTTTCAAGACTTTCTGCCACGGTGTCTCGTGTGAGACGTTCAAAGAGCAACTCTCTATAATATCGTTTAGAGTATAAGTTTGTTCTGGATCTAGGGAGGATAGGATTTTTCTCCCAGACTTGGATATAATATTCGGGTTCAATATCTTCGCAAAGTTCTTCAGTTCTGATGCAGACAAGCTTTGGTTTTTGCATAGTTTAAGCCATACCTCTATTCCGTTAATAACATTTGGGGAAATTGACCAACCAGTGCCTTCTCTCCAATAAAGATATCCATCTTCCTTGAGACGATTACATACTTTATTTGTGATATAATTAGTTCTCGCAAGTACCAACCATTCGCCACTAGTTAAATCTACATCAAGTATATCTCGATGCCATGTTATGGTGCCATCTTTTTTAGTGGGTTGCCAATCTTTTATTTGTCTGGTAGAGACTTTTTTTATCAAGCTCTGTGAAAAATCATGCACGGCACTCGGTACACGGAACGATCTGGTAAGAAATAATTTGTCTTCACATGAGTTTAAAAAATCTGAAACTCTTACACCCATCCATGTATAGATAGCTTGATCATCATCTCCAGCATAGTAAACTTTCTTTGAATTAGGAACTAAAACTTCTTTAACCATTCGCCATTGTAAAGGAGCTAGATCTTGTGCCTCATCTATTATAAGTAAATCAAACTTAGGAGAAGTTCCTTCTTCAATAAACTTCTGTATCATATCAACGAAGTCTAATTTATTTTTTGCTTCTTTATAATCTTTGTAAGCTTTATCTAACTTCTTTAGTTCTTGCCAATGTAATGTATGATCCCAAGCATCATTGAATTGTTGCTCGAGAGATACTTCTCTTACACGAGCCATTTGTACAAGAGATAAATACTTATCTCCACCTGCTCCTATCTGAAACAAAGGTCCCTCTTCTAGGTTAAGTGTAGGTGCCGATCTAAACTCTAAACCAACAAGCTTGCCTAGATCATTATAGTCTGATCCTTTAAATACTTTCTTTGTATCTAAACCTAGCCATGTAAAAGCAAGTGAGTGTAGTGTTCTAAAATAGATCATTTGCTTTGTATCTAGACCTAATTCTATGGCAGCTCTATCTCTTGCTTCAGTAGCAGCTTTACGACTGAAAGACATGAAAGCTATCTTAGTAGGATCCATTCCATCTTGGATACTCTTCTTGATAATATCAATCAGTGTTGTTGTTTTACCTGTCCCTGGAGGTCCAAAGATTGCTGTTTCCTTCATGCCCACCTAGTCCAATCTATAGATTCTTCGCCTGTTTCTATATAGTTTTTTATCATATCTATATTTCTATTCATCTCTTGATAGAAGACTAACTCTGCTCTTTCTTTTCTAGTTAAAGAGT